TCATCAGCAGTCTTAGGACTTGCTATCGACTTTGGATATTCTTTAGCGGCAGATAAATGTGGCATCAGGGACAATCAACGTAACGACCAGTTCCAATCTTGGTAGATCCAAGAGTGGTTAGTGCTTCAGTATCTAGGCAAACAAGAGAAGGAATTAGTTTAGCACCATATCCTCCACCACCAGCTAGAATAATCTCAGGGAATGATTCATATGTTTTAGATCTATCAAGGACTCTAGCGCCAATAACAAATCCATCTTCATTGATGATAGTCTCAGCAACGCCAAGTTCACCATTAATGTAAATATCTGGTTTTGATGTATATCCTCTACCAGGGCGAATCAATGAGAACGTATCAATGATACATCTTACTCCTCGATCTGATGCTAGATTTTTCTTATATCCATATCCAGATGCTTTAACACGAATTTCTGTTAGGAATCCATCTTGATCTAGCAATGCAGTAGCAGCTGCTCCAAGACCAGCGCCACCAATGAATACGTAGGGAGGTTCCGCCCAAGGATCACCTTTATTTTCAACAGGAATCTGAATAATTCCTCCGTTGTCATCAGTAATAATCTTTTGAGGATTAACAACTGGGAATTCAAATGGTAGATAGTTATTTTCAATAGTAGGACCAGTTCCTTCATCAAACTTATCTACATCTGCTGGACCAGAATCATCGTCATCAGTAGTGATTAGAACATCAGCAAATGCTCCAGTTCCATTAAGTGTAAATCTTAATGTCTCTTCATCTTCAACAACACCATCATCATTAATACCAACCGTTACTTTTCCTTGGTTGTTATCAATTACAACACTACCATTTAGTTTTGCTCCAATGATATCATCTTGAGTGATACCATTGCCAAGCATCGTGTAGTATAATATCGTACCATTTTCTAGATTAGTTGTAGTAATGTTGAAGATTACAAAACCACCTTCTTCCACAAAAGATTTGTCTGCTGTGACATTATAAGTTGGAGATACATTGTCTCCATCTCCTGACGCACCTTGTTGATCTACATCAGGGAAAGTGTTTTCAATGCCCTTAAATGGATCCACAGGAATTCCTGCATATGGATTATACTTACTTGTTAAATCTTTCTCAGTAATCGTACACTTGGCGATATTTGACTCAAAGTAAGATGGGACTCCACTAGTATCAGTAGGTGTTGATTTTTTTAGTTTTAAGTAGAAATATTCGTCGGATTCTTTTGCAGTAGAGAATAGAGTTTTGACGATAATATTCTTTGAAGTTTCATTAGGAGCAAATCCTAAAATACTATCTACTGCCAGATAATCAGAACCTACTTCTGCAGTTCCTTTTCCTTTGAGTGTTTTAAACTTTACAGAAGAAGAAATTTCTGTGTAACCAGTTCTTGTTACAGTAAAGATTGCATCTTCACCCTCTTCCACTGTGATATCTGAAATAGAATATGTAATCTTGTTCTTTTTCGCTAATTGAGTTTTATTTCCACTGGATCCACTGGAGGTTGATGTTCCACTTGATGTATATCCACCATTTGGTTTCTGAACTCCACCAGTAAAACCAACAGTTGTAACAGCAAGTGCGTTACCTTTATATGCATCTTCACAAACATACTGAGTATAATCTGCACCTGTTGATGGGAAGAGATTATCAATATCTTTTAGTAAATTATCAAGGAAGTCATCTTTTTTATCTTTTTCTTTCTTCTCTCCATCCGTACACACTGACTTATACTCAGCACATTCGTTATCTGGACCAGAACAAGAAATTCCAAGTAAATTCAATACATAATTGATTGCATCACCAAGAATGTTTAGAGGTGCTGCAATTGCTCCCAAAATCTCTTGCAAAGGACCCAAGATACTAGAAAGAAGTTCTTCCATCAAAGAGTTCATCTTTGACATAATACCATTAACTAGAGCATCTACCTGACATGCTACAGCACTGTAGATATCTTGAAGATAACTCATCAAGACATTAGTCAACCATTCTTCTAGACGCTTACCAAGATCTGCCATGGAACAACCAAGTTCCTTGAGAAGATTATTGAAAAATTCTGTTACTGGAGTAAGTGAGTTACCTTCACCTTTTGGATTAAGTAATGCTTTGATTAGTGCTTTAACTGCTTCTGTTAGTTTTTCAATTACAAATCCTTTTACCTTAGCAACAAAATGCCCGATAACGAACATGAATTTGTTGACGTATGTTCTAGCAGTACCAATTGCGTCATACAATCCACCAGTTGCTTGTCCTACTAGATAAGTTCCAATCTTTCCATTATTGTTTTGAACTTCTGCTAGAAACTCACCCAGCAAAATAGTTGTCTTTGTCTTAATATCCTCTTTGTCGCACTTTTCAGCGACACTCTGACACCATTTTTCTTGCTTGTCTCCTTCTAATTTTCTGGTGCCAGGATCAACTCTTGTAGTTTTTTCTCCCTTTGAGTTTTCCGACTGTGTATTATCTGACAATCCACCAGTGCTTTTATTAGTGGTATCAGTATTACTAGTTGGTGTTGTTGTTTTTGTCTCGCCCTCTTTTGGAGTTCCACCCTGTGGATTTTCTGGTGCTGGTTGTCCGTCTGTCGCTGGATTAACATCAGAAGGAATATATGTAGTAAATGCAGGATTGGTAGGTCTTTCATTCCATACTACACTAGTTGCTCCTGGAGTCTGACCGATAGATCCCATGATGATGGGTTTCTGTCTATCAGAATCCATGAAAAATCCAACTACCCAGCACCCTTTCTCTAGTTGAGGATGTGCTCCACCAGTGTTACCTGGCATAAATGGAACATTAACTGGCATCATCACATTCGCCCATGGCAAATCATCCGTCTTCAAGAGATCTGTACTACCAGGATGATCTCCTACGATACGAACTTTGAAACGATAACCTCCTTTGTTCTTCTTTTCTTTAGAGGCTGTCTGTTCGATTTGTCCTACCCACCATTGGAAGTTATCTCCAATTCGTTGGGTTGGGATAATGTTAGATAATAACTGATCCATATCAATCAATCATCGTATACTAAACACTCTGGAGCACTTGGATTATTGTCGCAATACAGTTCCAAAGATGAAGGATCGTGATGATCTTCTGGATGACGCTCTGCGTATGCTTCCAGTTCTTCTAGTTCACCTTCAATATGACGACGGCGTTGAGGTGAGAGTTGAGGATCAGCAAGTTCCTCTCTGTCTGCTTCAATATGTTGTTCGATGCTTTCCATGTTTAGTTACCTCCGTATACATTATTTAGTTGCCACGATTGGACTCTATGTCTCCATAAGAGTCACGCATCAAGCGTAGTGTAGTAGTAAATTTACCATTTGTCCCCTTAGTTGAATCATATGTGTGAGTTACCTCACCAATCAAATACATTCCACTACTTTCTTGATCGTATGGTTGAGTGTCAATATCCTTGTTTGGTCTCTTATTCACCAGTTTCAAGTCAATTCTATCACCAGCACAAATTTCAGAGTTTCCAGCGATTACCACTGTTGCCAACTGATTCTTGAGTAATTCATATCGCATTGCAGACTGTGCTGCAAAATGCTTATGGAAGTCACAAAATGGACTTGGACTGGATGCTCCATCTTTTTCTTCAAATGATGCTGGACCTGCTTCATTATACCATGATTCATGATCGAGAACAGATGTGATAATTTTAGTAGGATAATCTGAAATCTTATTATCGCCTGCAGGAATGATGGATGGGGTATTTTGTGATCCCAAATGCTTCATAGACTTATAAGTTTCATCCAAACTATAATGATATTCATGATATTGTCCTGTGGAGTGATTGAAAAACACCATCAAAGAGGAATACTTTCCTTTTCTCATTGATGCTAAAACATCCACTTCTGATTTGAATGTTACCTGCAATATGTTTGCACGAACATCATTACCAGAGTCATCATTAGCAGGTCTCTCAATATAAGGTCCATGCTCTTCTGCTTGTAGATCCTCACTATCTCCAGATAACAAAGTATCTACAGAGAAAAAGTTATATCCTCTCTTGTTCTCGAAAAAGAAATATCCAGCAGTTCCAGTTACAGATTCCGAAGAATTCTTAGAATTAGCATTATTTGACTTTGGAGCAGATGCTGTCTTTGGAACACTCTTCATTGCTAACTTTGCAATGATATCGAATGGTCTAAGATTTGGCGAAATATACTTTACTTCAAATTTACATGGTTCAGAATAGAATTTTTTCGAACTCCCCAATCCTTTTAGAAGTTCTGAAGTAATCTTATCTGGACCACCTTTCAAAGCTTTACTGACTCTACTATATTCATTGTTAAGTGCTTCAACAGAGATCAATCCAAGAGTATATGCTTGTGTATTGCTCTGGGCGACTCTATTATAGATTTTCCAAACTATAAGTTGATACTCTTCTATTCCAACAGTAGTTTCCAATTCAACAATAACAGTTTCACCACCCTGAATAGGCAGATCATTCAACAAACCAGCACTATCAACAACATTCATCGTTGCTACAACAAAAGGACTAGTTACACTTTCAATATATTGAAAGGTGCCGACCATCTGCTTAATATCATACCCTTCTCTAGCACCTGTACCCAGAGGTGCGATGATAACGCTCTTTAATGAAAAGTCTGTAGATTGTTTAAGTTCTGCCATTATGCTGTTGCCAGTCTAAGTTGTTGGAATAGTGCTGTTCCTGTGCTATCCATACCATTAGCAGCAAATGCAGAGTTGGGGAATCCAACTTGAGATCCACCACCACCTGTTTGCGTGTAATAGTTATTGATAACAGTTGGAGCTCCACCTGCAGGTGCCATCTGACCCATGGCAATTTGAGCGGATGTTGTCATCATTGGAACACCGTTATTTGCATTTGCTGGTGCTGCTGCTACGGGACCAGGAGCAGCTTGTTGTGAATTATATGCTTCCATGGCAGTATTGTACTTTTCCATAGCACCTTGATATGCTTTTGCACCAGATCTACCCGTAAATTTACTCCTATCTGGTTTTGTTGGTGGGGGAGTGCCAGGAGGTGTTGCATTTGCAGTAGATATTGCCTGGGATCCTGGCATTCTGTATAGAGTGCCTTGTCCTCCATAGTATGCATTATATCCCTGTGCTGTTGCTTCCCATGACATCTTTGCTTTGCCAGATGAATTGGAAAGAATCATCTTATTAGATGTAGCAACACCAATATGTGCTTGTGGTGGATCCTTACGATCTTTCATGACAAATACATCGCCAGGTTGCATTTGATTATATGGAACCTGCTGCCAACCAGCATTAATCATTGACTTCTCAGCATCGGGAACATATAGTGATGATCCCCATGGAGGTGTAATACCCGCTCTCTTGAATACTTTATTTACAGCATAAACACAACCATTCTTACCGCCATCAGGACCATCTGAGGTACTCATTCCTTTTAATGACTGTGCTGCGGCAGCAAGATTACCACCACCGCCGCTACCTTTGAATGGTGTTCCAGATGCCTTCAGTTGATCCAACTGACCCATAACAGAAGAGAAACTTGTTAGAGATTTATTAGTTCCAACTCCATCATAATATCCTCTTCCAGAAGCATCTTTTGGAAGTGCCGCCCATTCTTTAGATAAATTGTGTGCGAATTGCTCTTTCGTGATCTTCCCTGACTGGAAATCTTCTATACCTCTTCTCTTAAGGAGCAACTCAAAGATTTTATCTTGTCCTGCCTGATCGAACTTAAACGTTGAAGCATCAATACCAGCACCTTTTAGAACGTCTTTTGCTGTCGCCATCTGAATTTGATAACGACCCATAGCAAACTTATCTCCTTTTTCCGAAGATAATTCAGCAATTGTTTTTCCTAAAACAGAAGCATCTTGCGCTCCACCAACCATCTTGGTGTAATCATTTCCAGATTCTAGTTTACCAATAAAATCTGCAAGTCCTGCGGTACTACCAATTGAACCGCCGCCGCCATTATTACCATTATTAACTCCAAATACATTATTAGCAAAACTGCCAAGGCTATCAATAATACCACCTGCAAGATTTCCTAGAAGTGGTCCTAACATCATCTTGAAAACATCACCGAAAAGTTTAAATCCGCCCTTCACCTGGAAATATTCTTTTAGACCCAATGCCTGAAGATCAGCAAATTCCTGTTTTGCCCTTTTCTGTGCTTCCATGATGCCTTCACCAAACATCTGGAATGTCTTTTTACCTCTAGAACCTTCTAATGGGAAAATACCTTCATTACCAGCCTCTCCAACAAGTCCAGCAATAGGATTGGTGACAATACCGCCATTTGCAAACGGAGTTAAACCAGCGTCTCTTGCCATCAAACCAGCATCAATACCAGTAGATACAGCAGTTCCAATACCAGGAATTAAAGATGCAACACCAGACAAAAGTTCTCCACCAGCACCCAGCCAATCCCCCTTCATCGCTCTCTCGGCGGCAAATGCGCCTCCTGCAAGAACACCAACACCAGGAATCTTTTTGAGTAATCCTTTGCCAAGACCTTTCGAAACTGCTTTACCAGCACCTTTACCACCTATCTTAGTGGCAAGTCTTGTTAATCTACGTGCTCCCCCTGTCCTACGAGTTACAGAAGCACCGCCGCCCAATCTACTGCCAGGACGACGATTCATATCACGATATTCATCAACAAAGTCTGGAATAGGTAAACCACCTCCACCACCAGGAGGAGGTCCACCTAGAATACCACCCCCACGACCACCAGGACCAGGCATAAAAGGACTACAACCACATCCTTCTGGTTTCTTATATGGATTTGGACCTTTAAAGAATTCTTTTAATTTACTTCCTTTATCCTTATCCTCTTTTTTCTTTTCTTGCTTTTCTTTCTTTTTGAAATTCTCTGGTGACATAAAACCAGAGAGATCGTTGCCTTGCTCTAATTCACTCTCTTCTGCTCTCGCTGCAGCACGAGACGCCATTGTCTCCTGCGCTGTTATCTGTCTCTGTACTAAATTACTATCATTCTTTGTTTGCTCTTTGGTTGCATCTACCAAAGAAACAATCATCTGAGTGTTTCTATTGACAGCAGCGACAATATCAGCACCACTATCGGGCACAATTGGTGGAGCGCCACCACTATCAACATTTCTTGATACTTTTCCTTTCTGGAAAGCAGCAATTCTTTGTTCTTTGCTTAAATACTCACCAGTATTAGCATCAATACCCTGATTTACTGCTTTAGCAAAGAAATTTTCTGCACTTAATGGTTTTGCTGCTGCACTACCAAAATCAGTAAAAGTGCCGCCTTTTCTAGGTCCACTAGCACTAGAACTTGGCGCAGCAGTACCAGGAAGTCTAGGACCACCAGGAGGTAATCTCTTTCCTGTCTTTACATCAATATCAGTAGGATTCTTTCCTACAAGACCACCATCACGAGTTGCAAGTCCACCACTAGGTTTCAACAAACCTTTAGGTTCTGTTCCCCCAAGCATTCTTGTCGCTGCTGGTGGAAGTGCCTTCTGATCTCTACCTGTTAATTTTGCAGTATCTTTCTCAATTACACGAATAGGAACTTCTAAGATTTTGAATCTTTTTGCAACTTGTTTTAGAAGTTCTTTTCCCAGATTTCCAAGCTGCTTATAGAGTTCGTCCTGTAGAGGACTCCTCCTTGTTTTTACTGCTTGTGGTGTGAGAAAACCGTGTGCCATTACCGCCTTGCTGCTTGTTCTTGTGCTTGTTGTGCTGTTTTAACCTGTTCTAGGTATTGCATGAGGAGACTAGTATAAACCTGCCTCTCCCAAGGCATCATATTCTCAAGTTCACTCAAACTATATTTATGATGCTGCATCAAAGCGAAGTTAGTCTTATAGTACCCCTCCAAGGTAGTATGGAAGAGTGCTATCCGAAAAAATTGGCAAGTCCTTGAATAGTGAATGTATTTTCAACACCAGTATTTGGATTTGTCAGTTTAACTTCATGTTTTAGAACAGGTGCATCAGTGAAGAACTCTTGGATTTTTTCAAATTGCTGATTTGTTAGTCCCTCCAGAAAATCGCAAAATTCTTTCTTAGAAGTTGTTGAACTGTCATATACTTCTTCACTATCAAAAATTTGATCGACGCAACCTGCCATAATAGTGGTAACTTCACTAGAATCGATTTCTTTGCCAATAATTGAGATTTTGACAAATTCTTCAAACGAAGGATATTTCATAATTACGCCAAGAGTGTCAGTTAGCATAATTTTGGGATTATGCCCTTCTGGCTTCGAAACCTTAACTTCTGTCAAATTGAGATTATAGCGAACTTGCGTTTCACCGTCATCTTCACATGTTAGCAGCATTTCGACAACTTCGCCAACTGATACAGCGCGAATATTGAGGAAAATATACTCTAAGTCAAAATTTGCCAATTCTTCGAGTTTTACACGAGATTGAATGCAATTCTTCAGTAATGTTTTTGTTGCATCCTCAATCTGTTTTTCATCTCCAGATTCAAGTGCTAACAAAAGTAGTTTTTCTTCTCTTACGACAAATGGGCGATATTTGATAGTTTTGCCATTTGAAGGAATTTCCAACTCATAAGTTGGAAGCGATACCTGTGGTAATGCCATTATGTTTAGACCAGATCATATGTATATTTAGCGCGACTTTTTGACCCAAAAATTAGCGGAAAAATTTTTCCCAGTTTTATGGAATTGAAAAGTCAATTTTAGTCTTTATCTTTTACTATTTTCCCAAGAGATCTAATGTCATTCTTGACAACATAATGTCTCATGTAAGAAAACTGTACTGTTACCTGTGTGAGTTGACTAGATCCAAACTGTAGTGGCACAGCATCAATAGCATATGGATATGCTTGTTCTAAAATGTATGTCATAGGAATTCTCTCTGTTGGAGAATTGCCACCACTCTCAGCTTTCATGATTCCTAAAGTGCAAACATAATCATCACGATACTTTAATCTAACGTTTCTATTTTCTGAGCGATGATTTTGATATGCTGCGGAGATCATACTCTCTTGAGATAAACCAACTTTATTATCTCCAGTCTCTGCAAAGATAGAATCAACCCAGTCCTGCATATACTTGAGTGCTGTCAAATTAGCATCACACAAGAAACCTAATTGTAGTTCAGTAAATACTCTAGTATGTGGGTAGTTTACAGATCCACTACCAACATAGATCCCGTTCATCTGACCTTGAGCTGTATTAGTGTTAGGCAACTGCGCTTCATTGCAAAACATCTCAAAATACTGAGCCTCTCCTGGCAATCCAGCGACTGAATTTTCTTTAAAAGCCAAGACTGCAGGAGGATTGATAAATCTGACTATAAAGTTATTGGAAAATGACATGCCGCCATTTTCAGCAATAGTAGACAAAAACTTATCTATTGCCACGCTAAATACCTATGTTGGACCAACTATATTTATGGCATACTCTGGATTGTATAAACCCATCAATCCTGGCAAGTATCGTGGAAACCCAACTCGTGTTATCTATAGATCATTATGGGAACGAAAGTTCATGGTGTTCTGTGAT